GAGTACAAAAACACAAAAAAAATAGCCGACCAGGAGTTCACGATAAACACATCAATAGAGGATGCGAGGTTTGTAAACCGAATGGGTATTGTAAATGCGATTCCGATTGGTGGAGAGATACCAGTTGGTAGTATAGTAGTTGTTCATCATAATGTTTTTAGAACCTATCTTGATATGAAGGGCAAAAAAAGAAAAAGTAACGAATACTTTAGGGATGGTCAATATTTAGTTCATCCTGATAAAATATATATGTACGATAACGGAGATGGGTGGAAAACGACTAAAGAATATTGCTTTGTATCTCCTCTTGACTATATTCAAGATGGTGAGATATATAGATCTGACAAAAAAAAGGAAGAGCACGTGGGACTTATAAAACATAGCTCAGTATATACTGAAGGAACAAAAATTGGTTTTACTAGAAATTCTGAATATGAGTTTGTTATAGATGACGAAAAAATATATAGAATGAAAAATTCGGATATTTGTATTAAATTATGTTAATATGCCTGACGCTTTTATAAAAAATAATTTATCAATAGTTGTTTCTTTTGTGGTTACTGTATTTGCCGCAGGAGGTATATTCGCTGAGTTTACTGCTTTGAAAGATGAAATTCATCTAGTTCATGAAAGATTAGATGAAAAGATTTTAGTCATTAGCAATATGGAAAGTCGTATATTGGAGTTGGAAAAAAAGTCTGAATACGAAAGAGGACTTTTAGAAGCTAAGAAAGAATGAAAGAAGAATATTGGGTTACAACAGGAACTTGGGAGGGCTACTACTTTACTTATACTTATTTAAATGAGTGACACTCAAGAAACAATATTAAGGGTAATATTAGCTGGAGAAAGGGCTGTTGAAGAATTAATAAAGGTTGCTCAAGAAGAAATAATTACAGGTAAACCAGATGATGATTTAGCTGCCGATAGATTAAAAAACGCAGCAGCAACGAAGAAGCTTGCTATATTTGATGCCTTTGAAATATTACAGCGTATTGAAAATGAAAGAGAAAAATTAAATGGCGAAGATCAGACTAAAGACGGCAAAGGAAAAGATAAAGGATTCCAAAGCTTCGCAGAGTCTAGGGGACGAAAGTCTTGAGCTATGCAAGGTTGTCTCTCATATTGATAGTAAAACTAGAGACAAACTAAACAAAAAGAAAGCTTGGGACTATGGATACAACAGCGAACATGATGTTATTGTCATATCTAAGTCTGGGCAAATAGGTGATGTTGTTGAGATACAAAATTTAAAAATAGCACTACCTTTGCAGCCGAAAAACATTTTCTCTAGAGACAAGACGGATGCAGAACAATACTGGGAACCTTTCGAAATCCCAAAAGAACTTAAAAAAATTAAGACCATATTCCAGTGGAATGACTACCCGTCTGCATTCAAAGAGAGTTGGGTTGATTACATTGAAGATGAGTTTGAAAGAAGAGAAAATGGTTTTTGGTTTAAAAACAACGGCAATCCTACTTATATTACTGGCTCTCATTACATGTACTTGCAGTGGACCAAGATTGATGTTGGGCTCCCTGAGTTCAGAGAGTCTAATAGAGTATTCTATATTTTCTGGGAAGCGTGTAAAGCCGACACTAGGTGTTACGGAATGTGCTATCTTAAAAACAGAAGGTCTGGTTTCTCCTTTATGTCTTCAGCAGAATCCGTTGCTCAAGCGACAATTACTTCAGACGCACGGTTTGGGATACTGTCCAAATCAGGAGCTGATGCTAAAAAAATGTTTACAGACAAGGTCGTACCGATATCCGTCAACTATCCCTTCTTCTTTAAACCAATACAAGACGGAATGGACAAACCCAAGACAGAGCTCGCCTACAGGGTCCCAGCATCCAAGCTTACTAGAAAATCGATTCAAGAAACAGAACAACAAGAAGAACTCGCAGGTCTTGACACAACAATTGATTGGAAAAATACAGGCGACAATTCCTATGACGGTGAGAAACTCCGACTGCTTGTTTATGATGAGTCTGGAAAATGGGAACGTCCAGATAACATCCTCAACAGTTGGCGTGTCACTAAAACTTGTCTCAGACTAGGGAGAAGAGTGATTGGTAAGTGTATGATGGGATCCACCTCTAATTCACTTGACAAAGGTGGAAGTAATTTTAAGAGATTATATATGGACTCTGATGTGACTCAGAGAAATGCTAATGGTCAAACTAAAAGTGGCATGTATAGTTTATTTATACCAATGGAATGGAACTTCGAGGGTTTTTTAAATCATCACGGTCACCCAGTTTTTAGAAAGCCAAATAAGCCTATTTTAGACGCTTATGGAGACACAATAGATGGAGGGGTAATAGACTACTGGGAAAATGAAGTAGAGAGCCTAAGAAGTGATTCTGATGCTCTTAATGAGTTTTATAGGCAGTTTCCTAGAACAGAAGGTCACGCTTTTAGGGATGAGGCAAAAAATAGTCTATTTAATCTAACAAAAATATATGAGCAAATAGATTTTAATGACGGGCTTCAAAGGCAAAGAGTTGTTCAAAGAGGAGGTTTTCATTGGAAAAACGGGATAAAAGATTCAGAGGTTGTGTGGACACCAGAAAAAAACGGAAGGTTTTATGTTTCTTGGATACCTCCTTTTGAGTTAAGAAACAGGGTTATAAATAAAAATGGATTTAAATATCCTGGTAATGAGCATATAGGGGCTTTTGGTTGTGACTCATATGATATATCTGGAACTGTTGGAGGTGGAGGTTCTAATGGAGCTCTTCATGGATACTGTAGACCAAACCTAGATGGACCTTCAAATACTTTCTTTTTAGAATATATATATAGACCTCAAACTGCTGAGTTATTTTACGAAGACGTATTGATGGCTATGGTTTTTTACGGCATGCCAATATTAGCAGAGAACAACAAACCAAGACTTCTTTATCATATAAAAAACAGAGGGTATAGAAAGTGGAGTATAAACAGACCAGATAAGAATAAAAATGATCTATCAAAGGCAGAAAAAGAACTTGGAGGAATACCCTCTTCGCCTTCGGTTATATCTATACACGCTGAAGCAATTGAAACCTATATAGAGGAGCGAGTTGGCTTCAACGATGAAGGCACTGGAAACATGTATTTTTCAAGAACTTTACTAGATTGGGCAAACTATGATATAAATAAAAGAACGAAGTTTGATGCAACGGTTAGCTCTGGTTTAGCGATCATGGCAACTCAAAAGTATGTAGTTAAGCCTCAGAAAAATAATACGGAAATAAATGTTAACTTTGCAAGATATAATAATAGCGGATCAGTTAGCACTATTATAAAGTAAACGCATGCAGAATTCTTCTACGAATTACATTATAGGATTTCCAAACCAATTAGCGTCCGATGCCGAGAAAGCGTCAGAAGAATATGGGCTAATGGTTGGAAGAGCCATCGAATCTGAATGGTTCAGAAAAGAAGGTGGACAATCAAGGTTTTATAACAACAGAGACACTTACCATAAACTGCGAACTTACGCAATGGGGGAGCAGTCAGTTAGAAAATATAAAAACGAACTAGCTGTTAATGGAGATATATCTTATCTAAATTTAGATTGGACTCCAGTTCCAATAATACCAAAGTTTGTAGATATTGTTGTTAATGGTATTTCAAATCGTTTGTTTGATGTAAAGGCTGATTCGGTTGACCCTGTATCCTCTAACAAGAAAGCAATGTACAAAAATCGCATTCAAACAGAAATGCGAAACAAAGAGGATTTTGAGGAAATTGGAGCTATGCTAGGAAAAAGCATGTTTAGCTCTAATCCAGACACGCTACCAGAAACAGACGACGAGCTTGAGCTTCATATGCAGATAGATTACAAGGATGACATAGAGATTGCCGAAGAAAAAGCAATTGAGACAACCTTAAAATATAACAACTACGAATTGACTAAAAAAAGAATTGATGAGGATGCAACGGTGCTAGGTATATCTGCTGTAAAACATTCCTTTAATACTCATGAAGGCATTCGTGTTGAATACGTTGATCCTTCTGACCTAGTATACAGCCCTACTGAAGATCCTTATTTCGAGGACTGTTATTACTTTGGAGAAGTGAAAAATGTAAACATAACTGAAATAAAAAAAATAAATCCTAATTTAACGCAATCTGAGATAGATGAAATAGCTAAATCATCTTCTAAGTTCGATGCCTATCAAGGCATGCGTGGAGGTTATAAGACTGACACATTTGACTACAATACAGCAACATTGTTGTATTTCTGTTATAAGACTGACAAGAATATCGTATACAAGAAAAAGAAAAACGCCTATGGAGGCGAAAAAGTACTTAAAAAGGACGATCAATTCAACCCACCAAAAACAGAACAAGCACGTTTTGAAAAATTATCTAAAAGAATTGACGTATGGTACGAAGGTGTACTTGTATTAGGAACAAACAAGATATTGAAGTGGGAGGTGATGAAAAACATGGTGAGACCAAAGAGCTCGATAGAGAAGGTGTACGCCCCGTTTATTGTCAGTGCACCAAAAATGTACAGGGGTCAGATTGATTCTCTTGTCAAAAGAATGATTCCATTCGCTGATCAGATACAGCTATTGCATTTAAAACTGCAACAAGTTGCATCTAAGATGATACCAGATGGGGTTTTTATTGACATCGATGGTCTATCATCTGTGAATTTAGGTA